TGGTATCGGATCTGGTGTGCTCCTCGTCGACCGTGGAGGTACTGGGCAGGGGTTATCCTATGCAAACGGTCAGTTACTTATCGGTAATACAATCTCAGGTGGTCTGGATAAAGCCACGATAGCCCAATCGGCCCCGGTCATTGTGACCAATCTCAAAGGTTCTATTACGATTTCCCATGCGCGGTCTGGTGTTGTCGCACTAGATTCCTATGGTTCCGGAGCCATCATCCCTGTCTTTGCGGTCGATGCCAACGGGCATATTACAGCCGTGGTCAACACAGCGATTGCAGGGTTATCCACCGGTGTCTTGACCACAGGCATTCTTCCTGTGGCGCGTGGTGGTACCGGTAAAGACGCCACAGGATTGGCCAACGGGCAACTCCTGATCGGGAATACGGTCAACTCAGGATTTGATTTGGCGACGATTGCCCAAACGGACCCGGTCATTGTGTCTGTAGACAAGGGTTCGATCAGAGTTTCCCATGCCCGATCTGGTGTGACGGCTGCGACCTTAGGTGGTTCAGACCGCGTGATCGGGTACACGGTCGATGCCAATGGACACATTACGGCCACCTCCAATGTCGCCATTGCCCTGTTGGATGCTGCGGCGGTTACCACGGGTGCTTTACTTGTGGCTCGTGGTGGTACCGGACAAGGTGCCTATACCAATGGTCAAATTCTGATTGGGAATACAGGGTCTACGGGATTGGATAAGGCGACGATTGCACAATCTGCTCCTATTATCATTACAAACCTCCAGGGTTCGATCACTGTCTCCCATGCACGTACCACTGTCGCGCCTGCAACATACGGTTCCCAGGCTCTGGTTCCAGTCTTTGCGGTCGATGCCAACGGGCATATCACCTCCGTCACCGATACGGCTATTGGAGGTCTTGGAACTGGTGTCTTGACCACAGGTATCTTATCCGTTGCAAGAGGTGGTACCGGTAAAGATGCAACAGGATTGGCCAACGGGCAACTCCACATTGGTAACACCGTCAACTCTGGATTTGACCTCACGACGATTGCCCAAACGGCTCCTGTTATTGTGGTCAACGGTAGAGGTACGATCACACTTTCCCATGCGTCTTCTGGGGCCGTGGCAACGACCTATGGTAATGCCACGCAAATTCCAATGATTACGGTCGATGCCTTTGGTCATATTACCGCGGTGTCTAACACCGCCTCAGCATCAGCAGGACTCCCTGCGGCAACAGCCAACGGGCAGACCTTGATCGGCAATACCGTCTCAGGTGGATTTGATGTGGCGACCATCGCCCAATCGGCCCCGGTCATTGTCACAAATGATAAAGGAACCATTACCCTTTCCCATGCTCGATCTGGTGTGACGGCTGCGACCTATGGAAGCGGTTCACTCATTCCTGTCATCACGGTCGATGCCAACGGGCATCTTACCACAGTAACAACAACCGCGGTCTCAGGAGGAAGTCTCCCTGCGGCAACAGCCAACGGGCAACTCTTGGTCGGGAACACCGTCTCAAGTTCTTTTGATGTGTATACGCCTGCTCAATCAGCCCCGATCATTGTGTCAGTTGATAAGGGTACAATTGTTTACTCACACGCTCGTTCAGGTGTCACGGCTGCGACCTTAGGTGGTTCCAATAGAGTCATTGGTTATACGGTCGATGCCAACGGGCATATCACCGCAACCTCCAATGTCGCCATCGATCTCTTAGATGCCGCAGCGATCACTACAGGTACTCTTGTGGTGGCTCGTGGTGGTACTGGGCAGGGTACCTATACGAATGGACAAATTCTGATTGGGAATACAGGTTCAACCGGTCTCGATAAAGCCACCATTGCTCAATCCGCTCCTATTATCATTACAAACCTCCAGGGTTCTATTACCGTCAGTCATGCTCGCTCAGGTGTTGTCGCATTAGATTCCTATGGTTCCCAATCCGTTATCCCTGTGTTGGCCGTGGATGCCAACGGGCATTTGACAGCCGTTGTCAATACTGCGATTGGGGGACTTGGTACAGGGGTTTTGACCACAGGCATTCTTCCTGTGGCGCGTGGTGGTACTGGCAAAGATGCCACTGGTATTGCCAACGGGCAACTCCTGATCGGGAACACCGTCAACTCAGGTTTCGATCTGGCCACCATTGCTCAGTCTGCCCCAGTCATCGTGGTGGTGGACAAAGGGGCTATCACTGTCTCCCATGCGCGATCTGGTGTCACAGCCGCAACACTAGGAGGCTCCAATAGAGTAATCGGGTACACGGTCGATGCCAATGGACACATTACGGCCACCTCCAATGTGGCTATCGATCTCTTAGATGCCGCAGCGGTTACCACGGGTATCATCCAGGTGGCCCGAGGTGGCACCGGTAAAGATGCAACAGGATTGGCCAACGGGCAACTCCTGATTGCGAATACCGTGAACTCAGGTTTCGACCTGGCTGTCATTGCTCAAACAGATCCAGTAATCGTGACCGTAGACAAGGGCTCGATCAGAGTTTCCCATGCCCGATCTGGTGTCACGGCTGCGACCTTAGGTGGTTCCAATAGAGTCATTGGTTATACGGTCGATGCCAACGGGCATATCACCGCAACCTCCAATGTGGCTATTGATCTCTTGCCTGCTGCATCGATCACGACAGGCATCTTATCCGTTGCAAGAGGTGGTACCGGTAAAGACGCCACAGGTCTGGCCAACGGGCAACTCCTGATCGGGAATACGGTCAACTCTGGATTTGATTTGGCGACGATTGCCCAATCTGCCCCAGTCATCGTGGTGGTGGACAAAGGGGCTATCACTGTCTCCCATGCCCGATCTGGTGTGACGGCTGCGACCTTAGGTGGTTCCAACCGTGTGATCGGTTATACCGTTGATGCCAACGGGCATATTACAGCCACCTCCAATGTGGCTATTGATCTCTTAGATGCCGCAGCGGTTACCACGGGTGCTTTACTTGTGGCTCGTGGTGGTACCGGACAAGGTGCCTATACTAACGGCCAAATCCTCATTGGTAATACAGGTTCTACGGGATTGGATAAGGCGACGATTGCACAGAGCGCCCCAATCATCGTGACAAATTTACAAGGTTCCATCACGATCTCCCACGCACGATCTGGTGTCGTGGCGGTTGATTCCTATGGTTCGCAGGCCATCATCCCAGTCTTTGCGGTTGATGCCAACGGGCATCTGACAGCCGTAGTCAACACGGCTATTGGAGGTCTGGCCACCACAGTCTTGACCACCGGCATCTTGTCCGTGGCAAGAGGTGGTACCGGCAAAGATGCCACTGGTATTGCCAACGGGCAACTCCTGATCGGGAACACCGTCAACTCAGGATTCGACCTGGCGACGATAGCACAATCCGCTCCTATCATCGTGACGATTCCTGGCAAGGGTGCCATCACTCTTTCCCATGCTCGATCTGGTGTCACGGCGACGACCGTGGGTGCCGCCTCACTGATACCTGTGATTACGGTGGATGATAACGGGCACATCACCGCGATTTCGACGATTGCTGCGGCAGCCGGCGGCCTTCCGCCTGCGACCGCGAATGGCCAACTCTTGATTGGAAATACGGTCTCTGGTTCTTGGGATGTCAATACACTGACCCAGGGTTCAGGTATGACGATCACCAATGGCAAAGGAACGATCACTCTGGCCTCCTCCGGTGGTGGCTCCAACGGATTCGGAATTATCCAGATAAATAGTCTGGGTGCGGCAGGCGCGAATGTGTATGCCGAGGGACCTAATACCGCCTTCACCTTGATTGCTGGAAATAATGTGGTGATTGTCGGGGATGATACAGGAAACACCGTGACGATCTCGGTGCCTGTGGGTATCATGTATGCAGGGTACAACGGCCTTTTCAACCCGTAATATTATCAAAGGAGATTATGTATGGCCGTGGTGAATCAGAATCCAATTTTTGTGCGTCTGGGGGATGTCTCGGCGAATAGCACACCGAACACGACCGCGAATATGGCCACTGTGGCCCTGACGGCCACGGCTGATTACACCGGCGTCAGTGCCAATCATAAGTTGGTCTTTACGGCCGATGCCACCAATGGGAGTTATCTCCAGCGGCTCAGGTTTAAGGCGACAGGCACCGCCACCGCGTCCGTGGCTCGCATTTATATCAACAACGGTGGTCTGCAAACCGTAGCCGTGAATAATACCTTTTTCGGTGAAGTCTCCTTACCAACCATCGTGGCCACGAATAATTCCGCGACCATTGAAATTGATTATCCTATGATGTTGGCCTTACCACCAGGGTTCATGGTTTATGTGGGCCTGGGGACCACCGTGGCCGCCGGTTGGTCTATATTTCCGGTAGGAGGAGAATACTAAATCATGGCTGTTAATTTTCAACCCATCTTCAGGCGCCAAGGTGATGTCTCCAGCAATAACGGAATCGTAAGCACGGCGAACATGGCCGTTAATATCATCACGGCGACCGGCGACTACACTGGGGTGTCAACTAATTATAGGCTCGTCTTCACCTCTGATGCCACCAATGGGAGTTTTATTGAACGGCTGAGGTTCAAGTCCCGTGGCACCAATGTTCCCACTGTGGCCCGTGTGTTTGTGAACAACGGTGGCGATCAGACGATTGCCGTGAATAATGCGTTCTATGGAGAAGTCAATCTTCCCTCTGTCACGGCCGTGACGACTACCTCGACGATTGATTTGGATTATTATATGAACTTCGCCTTACCACCAGGGTTCAGGATCTATGTGGGTGTCGCCACCACCGTGGCCGCTGGATGGAATGTCATGGCAGTAGGAGGAAAATACTAACATGCCTGTCAATCAACAACCAATTTTTACGCGACAGGGTGATGTCTCCTCGAACGCAGGTATCGTGGTCACCGCGAACATGGGACCCACGGTCATCACGGCCACAGCCGATTACACAGGCGTTAGTACCAACCATATGTTGGTGTTTACCGCCGATGCCACCAATGGGAGTTATCTCCAGCGGCTCAGGTTTAAGGCCGAAGGTGGAACGACGACCGCCACCTGCGCCCGCATTTATATCAACAACGGCGGGGACCCCACGCTTGCCCAAAATAATGCGTTTTACGGTGAATGTGCCCTACCACTTGTGACGGCCATCAATACCGCGGCCACATCTGATCTGGAGTATGCCATGAACATCATGCTGAACCCAGGGTTCAGGATCTATGTGGGCCTTGCGGCCACGACTAGTGCGGCAGGCTGGAATGTCACCCCCGTAGCAGGAAGTTACTAATATGCTGGATACGAATTTTCTCCCAACCAACACCGGTGTGGCCGATATCCAGATATTCAATCGACCAAGCACCATCACAAATCTCCAATGGTATACCTGGAGAAAGCCTCGTGGTAAATCCATGTGTAATATTTTTGCCTTGAGTGGAGGAGGAGGCGGTGGTGGCGGTTTCGGAGGCGCGGTAGGTGCACCTCGCGGCGGCGGCGCCAGCGGGGGAGGTAGTGGTTCAGCCCGTGTCACCATACCATTGGTATTCTTACCTGATACACTCTATATACAGGTTGGTCCAGGCGGAAACGGTGGTGCCTCGAATACCGCAGGTTCCACACTGACCCCGGCCTTGAACAGCTTTGTGTCGATCTATCCCGATACCTCGGCGACAAATGTTCTACTCGCATCTGGTACCAACGTACCCACAGGTGGCGGCGCCGGTACCAATGCTGCCGGAGGCACGGCCGGTTCCGTTCCGACCGTGGCCACCATAGGTATCATGCCCTTGGCTGGCCTTGGGCACTTTGATCTGATCGTGGGAATCGTCGGGGTGGCCGGAGGCAGCATTGCAAATCCAGGAGTAGTCACCGCGATACCTGCGACCAGTGCGCTGTGTATGCCAGGTTCAGGTGGCGGTGGATGCACTGGTACCGCGCAAGCCGGTGGAGGTGTCACGGCTATTGCTAGTTCTCATCTGAGCATGTGGGCACCTGTGGCGGCGGCCGCAGGCGTCAATGGTAGCCCAGGTCCACAACTCTGGAAACCATTCTTTTCCTATGGTGGTCTTGGAGGTGGGTCCTCGAATGCCACAACAGGTGGTGAAGGAGGATATGGCGCCTATGGATCCGGTGGTGGTGGAGGAGGCGCCGGCACGGCCGCAGCAGGTCGAGGTGGAGACGGTGGCAACGGATTGGTAATTATTACCTGCTGGTAAGGTGACTCATGCTTGATATGAATTTTCTCCCAGATATTTCTGGGTTCTTACAGAGTCCTGGAGTGTCTGATATTCAGGTGTTCACAGGGTTCGGCTCAAATGTTTCGGGTCTAGAATGGCAGACCTGGAGAAAGCCGCGCGGAAAAACCATGTGTAATATCCTCTGTATAGGATCAGGCGGCGGCGGCGGCGGTGGGTTTACTGGTGTCTCGCTTGGAGCAGGCGGCGGCGGGGGAGGCGGGTCTTCAGGAGTCACCAGAATTACGCTACCTCTCTATTTCATGCCCGACACGTTATATCTACAGGTGGTGTTTGGAGGTGCGGGCGGCACCGGGAGTGGAGTGGCCGGCACCGGTGGCACTCGTTCTTATGTGAACATCTATCCGTTTATTGCCCCGACAAATTGTTATGGAATCTCAGGGGCCGCATCTCCTGGCGGTGGGGCCGCAGGGACGAACGCAGGCTCGGCCGCCGCAGGTATCGCTGGAACGATTGCTGTAATTGCAGATATGCCTCTGGCCGGTCTTGGTCACTTTGACATGATTGCCGGGCAGATTGGCGCGACCGGAGGCATCGATACAGGGGCCAATGGTTCCAATGGCACCGTACCCACAACAAGTGTGGTGACCATGGGAGGTTCAGGAGGCGCCGGGGTCATTACCGCAGGATCAGACTTTGCAGGAGGCGGCATCAGTGCCTTAGGTTCCGTTTTTCAATTATCAAATTGGTGCCCTGTGGCTACTGCCGCCGGCGGAAATCCAGGGAGTGCAGGTGGCCAACTCTGGAAACCTCTATGGTCCTATCCAGGCTTAGGGGGCGGAGGATCAGTTGCAGGTTCAGGTGGTGCCGGTGGACCTGGCGCCTATGGTTCGGGGGGAGGCGGTGGTGGAGGGGGTAATGTCGCCGGCGGTGCAGGCGGCGATGGCGGTTCAGGTCTCGTCATTATTACTTGCTGGTAACATATGGACTATTTCAAATGTACTCGGTGCAAGCGCACCTTACCAACAGCGGCCAAGCCCATGAGTCAGATTGATTTCTGTGTGGATTGTAAAGACTCAGACCTCAAGGATGCGGCACCCTATTTTCGTGATGGGCACTGGAAGAAGATGCCTAAATACATACTGGACTTGCAGCACCAGGAACTCAAGGAACGATAAAGGAATCCCATGGCCATACCAACGACCCGACAACAGTTCAAAGAGCATTGCCTCAGGCGCCTGGGGGCACCGGTCATTGACATCAATGTGGATGACGACCAGGTGGATGATCGTGTCGATGAAGCCTTGGAATTCTGGACCGACTATCATTTTGATGGTACCGAAAAACTCTATCTGAAGCACCGTATCACCCAGGCCGACCGAGACCGCAAGTACCTGTTGATCCCCGAACGGATCGTGGGGGTCACCGGTATCCTGGATTTTGACGGTTCAGCCAGTTCTGTGAATATGTTTGACCTCCGATACCAACTCCGTCTGCACGACCTCTATGACTTTACCAGTGTCTCTTATGTGAACTATACGATTACCATGCAGCATTTGAGGACCTTGAGCCTCTTGTTCTCAGGTACCCCACAATGCCGTTTCCATCGCCATCGGAACCGTCTGATGTTGGATATCGATTGGGCACAACTCGCTGCCGTAGGGTCCTATGTGATTATCGAATGCTACGGTTCGATCACTGGGGATACAGTGGAACTTAATGGTACCGTTTCCACGGTCGCAGGGAGTCCAACGGTCACCGGGACGAATTTGGATGCCTCGTTTGTCAAGGATGATGAAATTATCGTAGTCTCAACGGCCAATGGGTCGATCAGCACCAGGGTCGTGGAAGTGTCTTCAAATACCGCATTGAATGTGGATGTGACTTTTGCCAGTACCGAGTCAGGACTCAGGGCCTATATACCTGGGAATGCTGACGTATGGAATGATCGTGTACTCAAGGACCTGGGTACCGCGTATATCAAGCGCCAGTGGGGAACGAACCTCAAGAAGTTCGGGGGCATCCAGATGCCTGGTGGTGTGATCCTCAACGGGCAACAAATTTACGATGAAGCTGATGCAGAAATCAAAGCCATGAAGGCCGAATTCTTGTCCTGGAATACGCTACAAGGAGACTTCATTGTAGGATAATATGAAAACACTCAAGCAACATCTCAACGAAGCGAAAACCATCAAGAAGAGACTTAATGGACTGAATGTGCAGAGCCTTGTGGATTTTCTCACCGAGACCTTCTTGGCTGAAACACCATTCCTGGGTGCCACGATGCGACCCTTTCCCCATGATGAACTCCAGGCCTATCTCGGTCGTTCCAAGACCAAGACCAAGGTCCAGGGCGACAAGTATAAGATGCCCTATATCCATTCCAGCAACATCGAAGTCACTGGGGAAGAAGGGAAGCCTTATGATCTGGATGCCCTGAAGAAATCCATCACCCAGCGCCCTGCGCGGATTACCAAACAGAACGAGAAGATGCAGCATTCCGATGGGACGAGTAGCATCTTTTTCAATGTCGGTCTTCCTGCCCTGAAAGGTCTGGCCGTCAACGAAAAGACCGGGGAGTTTGTGATTGTGGATACCTGCCCTGGGGCCGGTGCCTGTAAGACCTATTGCTATGCGATGAAGGGCGGCTATGTTCAGTGGAAAGCCAGTTCCCTGGGTGTCACCCGTGTCTTGAATTTCTTGCTCAATGATCCCGATGGCTTCAAGCATCTCCTGACCACAGAATTACTTGATGCCGAGCGCAAGTATTCGAAAAAGGGCACCAAGGTCGTGGTCCGCTGGCATGATGCCGGAGACTTCTTTAGCCCTGAGTATATGGAAGTCGCCTATTCGATTGCCCGGCAATTTCCGAATATTGATTTCTATGCCTATACCAAGATCGCAGCCGTGGCGCAATCCAACAAGCCAGCGAACTTCAAGATGAACTTTAGCCAGGGCGCCCAGCCATCACAAGAGAAGATGATTGATTTTACACGGACTAAGCATTCCAAGGTCGTACCGAAGGAATTGTTCTATGACCTTATTGCTCGCACAGGAACCACACAGATCAAGGATGCCCAGGGACGAATGCAATTCCGTGATGCGGCCGCATTAGATGAATTCAAGCACCGCATGGCCCATAAGTATGCCTTACAAGTCGATACCATTATCACCTACGATCAGATGATGAAGACCCCAGTGGGTCCGACACCACATTGGAATGTGCTGGTCTGGTCGGGGCATGGAGATGATTCCGCGAACCGTCATGATGTGATTGGGACCTATTTGCTCATACATTGATAGGAGATTTATTATGTTGTCGATCACTGAATTTGCAGCCAAGAAGATCAAGGCCTTGATAAGTGAAGATCCAGAAGCCCAGGGCCTGCGCGTCTATGTCAAGGGCGGCGGGTGTTCGGGGTATCAATACGGTATGCTCCTGGAACCCAAGGTCGAGGAAGATGATACGGTCGTGGAAATGAACGGCGTCAAAGTCATTGTGGACCCCCAGAGTATGCCTCTGATAAGTGGTTCCGTTGTAGATTATTCTGACTCGTTACAGGGGGCTGGATTCCAGATCAAGAACCCCCAAGCCAAAACCACCTGCGGGTGCGGATCGAGTTTCTCATGACCACCCTATGGCTCTTATGGGTCGTGCTGACACTGACTTCACCAAAGGCCGATGCGGTGATCTTGGTGGATGAATTTGCCAATAAAGTGGACTGCTCGATGGCCATGAAAGCGTTAGGATCCGAATTGGCTCGCATGAATGCTCAACCTGATAATATCAATAACATCACCCTGAATTGCATTCCGGTGGGAACCAGAGACTAATGCCAACCAACCATTATTTCAATCCCTTTCCAGAAAAGATTACCCAGGAACAATTACTGGTCGAGGACCTAGTCATTGAGGCCTTGAAAATCTATTCGATGGATGTCTATTATCTCCCCAAGGAAAGCCGCGATCAGATTGATCGGCTCATGGGTGAAGAACAACTACGCTCCTTCGGTTCTGCGTATACCATCGAAATGTATGTCGAGAATGTCTCAGGTATGGAAGGCGAAGGGGATCTGATTAGCAAGTTTGGTCTTGAGATACGGGACGAAATGACCGTGCTGGTCTCCCGCAGGCGCTTCAATTTTACCATACCCAGTCTGTCCCGCCCACGCGAAGGTGATATTATCTATATTCCTCTGGTACAAAACTTCATGGAGATTACCTTTGTGGAGCATGAGAACCAGCAGGCCATGTTCTATACCTTGGGAAGAGGTCGTGGTGGCAATGTCTATGTCTATGCCCTGCGCCTCAAACAGTTTGTCTTTAGCAATGAGCAGATCCAAGTGGGAGTACAAGAAGTGGACGATCAAATCTCAGAATCCTATCAACTCACAAACCTTATCCTGACTTCAGGTACAGGCAACTTTGACGCCACAAATAATGAAATCGTCTATCAGGGTGCCTCGGTGGGCGCGGCCAATGCCTTTGGTACCGTGCATGTCTGGAATACAGGCACCAAGACCCTCAGTATTGCGTTGGTCAACGGTCTGTTTAGTAATACCGCGAATGTTAAAGGGGCCAACTCTGGTGCCCAATGGATTCTGTCGAGTCTGGATCATAATACACCAATGGAAACCCAATACGAAGAACTGGCTGATAACAAGATCGTGGAAACAGAGAGCAGCGCCATACTTGATTTTTCTGAATCGAATCCGTTTGGAGATAACTAATGTTAGGGCATCAACCATATTTTCATAATACCATACGCAAGTATGTGGTCCTCTTTGGGTCCTTGTTTAATGATGTGTTCTATGTCCGTGAGACCGCTGCGGGTGCTGAGAAGGAACGTCAAAAGGTTCCCATTGCCTACGGTCCCAAAGAGAAGTGGGTTAGCCGCATTTATGCTGATCCTACATTGACCAAATCAATTGCCACAACGGTTCCCCGCATGTCCTTTGAACTGGTGGGGTTGACCTACGATGAAGCCCGGAAGCAGCAGAGCACCATACGGCACCGGGCCACCAACCCCAGTTCCAATTCGTCTCCCCAGACGCAGTATATTGGTGTCCCGTATAATTTTGACTTTTCCTTGAGTGTGTATGTGCGTAACATTACCGATGGTCTCCAGATCGTGGAGCAGATCCTTCCCTTTTTCCTTCCAGACTATACGCTCTCAGCCCAGGTCTCGGAAGAATTGGATATCATTAAAGATGTGCCGATTATTTTGAAGTCTGTCAATGAGAAGATTGATTATGAGGGGGCCTTTGTGGATGGTACCCGCATGGTGACCTGGGATCTGTCCTTTACAGTCAAAGGTTATCTGTTTGGTCCTGTTACAAATACCTCGATCATCATGGGTGTCCAAACAGGTAATACCACTCATGGTGGCATCTATGTCAACATGTATACGGATGTGAACAATAAGACCATTCAGAAGGTTTATCTCACGGATCGGCCTACAGGTTTCCGTGACCTGGAAACGATACGGGTCCCTAATCGTAGTATCACAGGTACGGTCTATGGTGTGTCGAATACAGCCACATCAAATGTGCTCTACCTTTCACGCACGACCGGGGTTCTGAAGGCCAATGATGAAATTTGGGGTCTTGAGACTGGTACACATCGGGTTGTCCTGGCCGTGGAAACAGTCGATCAAAAAGCGGTAGAAATTCTGGTCCGTCAGAAACCTATTTCTGCCAATGCTGATAGTGATTATGGATTCACCACCGTGATTACTGAATTCCCAGGCACACTATAAGATGAGGTAAATGATGAACTTGAATGAGATTCTGGATGTGGAGGTGCCGGTTCCTGGTAACAGTATCCCACAAGTCTATGTGACCCCTGATGTATCAGCCCAGTCTAATAATACGGTGCAAGACGATGCGGCTGAGATTCGGAAGAATGTTAGGACCCTGATTGCCCAAGGGACCCTGGCCGTGACGGAACTGTTATCACTGGCGCGAGACCTCAAGACCCCACGGGCGTATGAGGTGGCTAGTAACATGCTCAAGACCATGTCGGAACTCTCGCAAGACCTGTTGACTGTGCATCAGCAAGAGCAAGCCTTGGTACAAGAACCTGTAGGACCTGTGGGTGATGTGACGATCCAGAATGCGGTGTTTGTCGGCACGACCGCGCAACTGGGTGAAATCATCAAGCAACGGCGAGCAGAGGAACGAGCCGCCTTGGCAGCCAATACGATTACCGTCTGCCCTGTCACGGCCAACACACCATGATTGCCACCAAAACAAAACCCCGACCATCATTCAAGGTCAAACCTGTCGGCACAACCTTCTATCTCAAGAATCCTCGGCTCAAGCGTGTGGGCGTCCAGCAAACCATGTCGCAAGAGCAGGTGAACGAATTTACCTTGTGCGCCTTGGATCCTGTCTACTTCATCAAGCATTACTGCCGTATCGTCCATGTCGACCTGGGGGTCATACCATTTGAACTGTATGATTTTCAGGAAGAGATTATCAACATCTACCATCGTGAGCGTAAAGTCATCGTCAAGCTGCCCCGACAGATGGGCAAGACTACGACCACCGCAGCCTTCTTCCTCTGGTTCATTCTCTTTCACGACCAGAAGGTCTGCGCGATCTTGGCCAACAAGGCCAATATTGCCCAAGAAATTCTGAATCGTATTCAGATGATGTATGAAATGATTCCCTCGTTTCTACAGCAGGGTATCGTGGAATGGAATAAGCGGTCGATTACCCTGGAAAATGGTTCACGCATTCTCGCAGCCGCCACCAGTTCTAGCGCCATCCGAGGTTATTCATTGTCCCTGGTCTTCTTGGACGAATTTGCCCATGTGCAAAACAATATCGCTGAAGAATTCTTTACCTCCATCTTCCCCACGATCTCCTCTGGTAAAGAAACCAAGATTCTCATGGCGTCAACCCCCAATGGTCTGAATATTTTCTACAAGTTCTGGACCGAAGCGATTGCCAAGAACAATGACTTTGTACCAGTGCAGTATGCCTGGAATCGTATTCCTAGCCGCGATCAAGCCTGGTATCAAGAACAACTCAGGGCCCTGGGTGAACAGAAGTTCCGCCAGGAAGTCCAGTGTGAATTCTTGGGGTCCAGTGATACCCTCATCTCAGGATCCAAGTTGGCTGCCATGGCCATGACGATCCCTATACAGTCAGAAGCCGGCTGGCAAGTCTATGAGCACCCACAACAGAATCATGCGTATGTGATCTGTACCGATCCAGCCCGCGGTCTGGACCGTGATGCGAGTGCCTTCTGGGTCGTCGATATCTCACAAATTCCGTACCGTGGGGTCGCCAAGTACCACAGTCATACCATTGCCCCGATGGTCTTCCCTAATGTCATCTATAACGCCGCGATCAAGTATAACCATGCCTTTGTCCTTATCGAAATCAATGACAACGGGCAGCAGGTCGTGGATATGCTCCACTATGACCTAGAGTATGAAAACATCTTCAAACTGGAATCCTCTCAGAAGACAGGTTCCAAGGTCGCCGGGGGCTACAAAAAAAACATGCGCCTGGGGCTCCGTATGACCGAATCGGTCAAGCGCATCGGCTGCTTGAACCTCAAGGCCTTGATTGAATCGGATAAACTCCTGATTACAGACTTTGACACGATTTCAGAGTTTTCGACCTTTACACAGCAACTTCAGACCTACAAGGCCGAAGAGGGAAAGCATGATGACCTGGTCATGACCCTGGTCATGTTTGCCTGGTTGGTCACCCAGAAATACTTCAGGGAAGCCCAGGGATCCTCGTTGGATATTATGAAAGCCCTGGAAACTGAGCAGACGGCCCTGACGGAAGACAATATTGTTCCTTTTGGGGTGATAGACAACGGATTGGAAGACCCCTTTGAGATGTCCGATGGGGATGTCTGGTTCCAAACTCGTGGTATGAGCCAGGAAGAACTACAGAATGCCATGAAGCGATACGTCGAACGGGCCCATGGTCTGTAAATCACCAGTTTCATAAATATGTGTTGAATTACCAGTGTGTAATGACCATTTTG